GGGCGAGTTTAAAACTAAAGTTACAAAAATTATGAATAACAACCAAATCCGTTATAAAGCGTCATTTAAGAAAGATTCAATACCAATTGGGCAATTAATTGAAAGCAAAACAATAAATACAACATCAATAGATATAAGGTTAAAGTACTCTTTGAAATTCATTAATAGAGAAAATTTTGAGGTTAGTTTCACAAGTTTAGATGATACTGATGATTTTTCATCTGAGATAAGTTCAAAACTAAGTCAAAAGGATAAAGAAGGAAATTCAATCAAGGTAAATATATCAAATGTTTATAAAATGGTTCATGAATCAATTTCAAAATTAATCTCAAATAATTCAACTGATGTAAAATTATCAAGTGTTTACGATGGTTTAAATTACGGAGATTTCACACCAGATTTCTTGTTTAAGGATTATTATGAGAACTTGATATGGGTAGAAGTAGGCACAACATCCGGAAGTGTTGAAAGAGTTTATGATGAAAAATATGATATAACCAAAGGTAAATTGTCTGTTAACAATTTAGAAGATTTCATAGGAGTAATAATTGTTGGACCTTCTAAAGTAAAGACAAACATGTCACTATCAGATAATGATTGTAACAAATTATCTAGTTTATTTGTATTCATGAGGAAAATTGCATTTGAAATTTGCCAGGAATATTCATATCCTTACTTAAACGACAAATTTGACGATCTAGATGGTGTCAAATCTCAAATAATAGAAATGTCAGATTTATTGCCAAACGATGCAGAATTACCTATAATCTCAAAAACTGTTATTGATTATTGGACATCATCTAAGATTAACAAAAAAACTGTGGAAATGAAGATAATAAAAGAAGTGCAAGAATCTTATAAAAATAATCAAAAATATAATCATATTGAAGATGCAAATCAAGAAATTCAAAAATTTGAAAAAACATATGAAAGTTTTGACATCAGAGACAAAAATGATACTAAAAGTGTTTTTACAATTCCGTTTATAGTGTGTAACAATGATTTTAACACAAATTTAGATAAAGAATACTTGTTGGAAAATGTCCATGAAAACACAGATTTGGAAAAATTTTGGAGACAATGCATATCTTACAAAAGAACTGAATTAGAAGAAGCATTAATTCAAAATAAAGAGATAAATATAATTGAAAAATCCATAAACAATGAAGTAATTTTAGACTCAGAATCACAGTGGTATGTCAAAAACAAAGATCTTAAAGTAAATCCAGAGTATGTTAGAATTCATCCAGATCAAACAATAATGAATATGCTTCAAGAAAGGGGAATAATGGCAAAAAAGTTAAGAAATAATTTAGAGGAAATTTCAAGACATCAAAATTCGAAAAAATGTTTTGATTTAAATTCTTACACTGAGGACATCGAAGAATGCTTAAATTTACATGATCAATTTTTTGAATTCTTCGACAATGTTGCTAACAGTAATTTGAAAGAATTAATAGAAAGAGCTAACATGTTCGCCAATGGAAAAAAACAAACCATATCTGACAAAGAAATTGATGAATTCAGAAATACTAAATTAGGTGCCTATTTAGATTTGATTGATAAGATGGCACAAGAATTAAATCTTTGTTTGCCGAAAAAATTAGATAAAGATCAATTTATTTTAAAGAAAATAACCGAAGGTGTTTACATGATAATAAAAACTGTGTCAGTAGACAAACATATATTCTACTCTCTTATGATAGAAAATGAATTGATTGCCTTTGAAAATAATTGTTTCCCAAAATTTGATTTTAGAAGTAAAGTTTTCTCATTTTATAAATTTAGAAGCACAAATAGAGATAAATTGTCTAATTGGCTTGGGTGTTTTCAGACAACCATGCTGACATTTCAGATGTGGAAAATGTTGAATAAATACAGAGAAGAGTCTACATCAGAATGCCAAAAAATGACATTATTTAATGTGATGTGCATTTTTGAAGATAAGCAAAACACAACAGATTTACTTCAAAACATAAGGTACTCTTATATGTCTGTTTGTTCTGGACAAAAGCCAAATGACAATCCATTTAAGATATTGACAAAGATAGGACAGCTCAGAAGTAGATTAGCTTCCTTTATATACAAAAAATTTAAAGAAAATTTCTTATTAATGAACAACAACAGACCAAAGAGAATTTCTTTGAAGACAAATGAAGAAGTTAAAGATTCACTTATATCTACAGACGTTTGGGAAAATTTAATTAATTATATAACAGGCTCTGAAATAGATTCATTTGAAATAGCTTGCAATTTGTCCTACTTAGGAAGTTACCATAACAAAGATGAAAGAGAAATTAATCAATCATATTATAGTATATATACAAAAATCATTTCGCAAGAACTATTAATGGAAAAAGCCAGACCAAATATGATGGGAATTGAATCTATAATGTCATCATCTGAGTTAAACGATCACGAATTTGACACGTCAACTGCATTATATACAGGAATTTTGATTAAGGAAAATATGGATAGGATTTTCGGAAAAGATTTATTTGAAAATGAATTGTACAGATCAATTAAAAATACACTTAATAAGAATTTCTTACAATTTGCAACTTTTAAAGCTTCTGCTGTTGAGATGAATGATAAAAAATTTGACCAAAGTAAACAATACCACAATGTAAAAGCCATAGAAGCCATTATAGATTTGTTCATTACAATGGAAAAAGCATCATTAAGTCCATTAGAACAATTCAAACATTTGTTAGAAATATTGACAAAGAGAGGAGTTTTCACATCAACTTTTATAAAAAATCAGTTGACAGGAGTTAGAGAAATATTCATTTTAGATATTATATCAAGAATTTTGATCAATTTTGTTGAAGAAATAAGTGTTTTTTTGGGAAAAAATTTAGAAAACGAGATGATGACAAAAGGAACTCAAAAATCAGATAGAATGAAGCAGTTTAAAACAAAAATTAAATCAAATATGTATCAAGATTGTGATGTTGTAATTTCAACAGAGTCTAATGATGCATCCACATGGTGTCAAAGATTTGTCATGAGTTATTTTGCATGCGTCTATTCACAAATATTGCCAAAAGAAGTTTTAAATGTTGTTTGTTCTATATTAAATTGTGTTACAAATAAGAGAATTTTACTTCCGTTTTGGCTTTTGTCCAAGTTTATCAAATCTCCAGAAACAAAGAGTTTCAAACCTGAGATTAATGAATTAAAAGATCAGTTTTTAGGATTCACAGAAAAAAACAATTTGATAAACAAAGGAGAAATTTTTCTTAAAAACAAATCAAATTTTATGCAGGGTATTTTAGGACAAACTTCTGGTATATGTCACTCAGGTATGCAATTATTGATTAGAGAAATAGATAACAGAATATTGTCTAACGAATATTTAAACGAAAAACTAAGTCCTTTTAGATTCATACAGATAGATCTAAACTCTTCTGATGATTCGACAAAAAAGAGAGCTTTGATAATATCTAAAAATTCTAAAGCGACAAAGAATTTAGCAAAGGATACACTTGAATTAATGAGCTTTGTTTCAGAAAAAGTTATGAAGTTTTCAGGATGCAAATTGTCAAAAGAAAAAACAACAAGAGATTCAAGAGAAGGTGTAACTGAATTTAATTCTGATTGGGATATCGGAAATACGACTGTGAGAATGATAATTAAAATGGTAGCAGTTATGTTTAAATTATCAGCAACTTTTAGAATGGTAGACAGATTTGAAAAATTCTCAAACTTGAGGAAAACTTTGTTAGAATTCGGAGGAGATTCATACTTAGTGGAAACATGTCAGAAATTACAAATGGAAATTCATTATAACACATTAGGCAGTGCAACAAACCAAATATTGTTTGACACATATAAACATGAATTACTTGAAAAAGAGCATCCTGCATTGGGATTTTTTTGCATCGAACCAATATGTGTAGCAGGTTTACTAGGACACGATTATGCATTTTATAAAATGTATAGAAATAATGAAAAAACAAGAAGAGTAAACAATTATTTCTTAAGTAAGAAAATGTTGATAATGCAAGAAGAAACAGATATATCCTCTCCGAATATAATGATAAAAAGTTCAAGGAATATAGGATTTATTGGTTTCAGAGAAAGAATAAAGTCCAAATTAATAATAGAAGAAACTTTTGACATCAAGCAAAAAATAGACAAAATTTTGGAGGATGCAGCAAAATATAGCGATAAATTCTTTTATTCGTACAATATAAATAAAGGAACTAAAATCAATGTTGAAGATTTGCCAAAAATAATGGAATCAATTAAAAACAATTCAAATAAAAATAAAGAATTTGAAATAAATCCAAAATTATTATACATAGGTCCTGAAACAAAATCAGACATGGCTTTTTTGTTGAGATCAAAAGCATTAATGTCATCTGCAGAACCATCTTTCATTTTTGATAAAAAGAGTAGAGTTTATGCTTTATCAGCTCATGTATTGCATAATCCTGTTGTTAAAATAGTAACACACGAAACAAAATTTTCACTTGATGACCTTAAAATGCATAGCATTAAAATTTGCAAAGCCATGAGCTTGATTAGATATGTAAAAAACCTAAAATTTGAAGATGTGGACACAAATATGCAACACATAGACATTTTGTTCAAGAAATTCAGATCATACGAGATACTAGATATGTTATACAGAGATGTGAGTGAAGATTTTAACTATAGGTATAATGAATCATCTAGAGGCATGGTAAAATTTGAATTCCATAGAGCAAATTTATTTAAGTTAACTTCATTGAAACAATGTGTATTAAAGAAATGGTTTGACCAAGAAGTTAGAATTTCTACAACATTATTAAATGTATCTTGGGAGAAATATAAAAATTTATATAATTGGCTTTCAGAAGATTACAATCAAAGTTTCACATTGTCTCCTTTTGAAACACATGAAGCTATGGCATCTTTTATAGAAACAGAAACAGATTTCACTTTAATTCCTGAGGTATTGTCTGATATAAAAACAAAAGATTTCAGATCAATAATTGAAGAACATATAAGTAAATTTAAAAGACACTTTAAACATGGTATATTAAAGCAAAATGTACAAACAGAGTTAGGAATAGAAGAAAAACTTAACTTTGTTGTGAAATGCCTTACTAGCAACATAAATATTGAAGAGAAAATTAAATTAATTAAGTTATTGGAAATAACTCAAAATGAATTAGAATATATATCAACAATATCTAAGTCAAACAAAAAATTATCAATTATTTTGAAATACATAAACAATGGAGATAAACAGGATTTCATCACAAATTTAAAATTAGAAAAAGAAGGTAAAATTTATTATTATCCGAAACCACAGCGAAGAAATAAAAATGGAGAATGGTACGGAGAAGGGATAATGGAAATTGTAATTAACGGAATAGTTTTCAACATAAATGTATATGACGATAAAGCAATAATAGAAACAACAAATAAAATATTGGCTGATATACATAAAAAAGATCTTGTTGATATTCTAACAAATGCTGGCTATTCTATGTATAATACAACAGGACAAAGAATAAATAGGAACAGATCAATATTAACTGAAAGTGAATTAAAGAAATACAAAGATGAAGAAGGATTTGAAATTGCTGAAAAAAAGAATTTAATAATTAAAGAAACAATAATAAATCAAGATATTGAGATAGAATCCAATTCTAACATGCTAAGAGTTGTGATTAGGCAAAATGAAAGGAACAAACAGACAATTATGGCTATTTCACTTGATTCATTAGATGTTAGAGCTGATTTCGAACATAACATAGGTATGGAAAATGCAGAAGATTTAGAAACTGAACTAAACAAAATTTGGATTGAAGGAAAAACATTCAATTTAGAATTATTTTCATATATGAACTTGAATATTCACATAGAAGAAGGATTCAAGAGATGGCTTAAATGGACTCTAGAAATGAAAATAAAAAATAATAAGCCCAATTTGTCAATAAATTTACTAGAAAAAACAAATGAAAAAGATGACTTTACTGAAAAAACAGACGAGGCAAACAGAGAAGAAATAGACACATATAAAACTTTATTTGAAAAGGAAATGGTGATGGATTTCGAAATAGATGAAGATATGTTTGAAGATGCAGGAAATGTAGATGAATTATACAATGATATAGATGATTATGAATTTGAGATGATGGAAGATTATGATATATTTAAATATAATTCTTATGCCAGCAAATGCAAATTTTGGGACAAAATTATAGAATTTTGCAAAAAAACTAAAAGTTACAATGATTTTTTCTTAACAAACTATAAAATTACAAATATTAAAAGCAAAAGTGTGGAGTGGATATTGGATTTAATGGGAAATAATGAAAGACAAATTTCAAGTTATAAAGAAGAATTGTTAGAAACATCATTAAATCCAACAATGCACAAATTTTATGGAAGGTTTTTCAAGAAACAATACAATGACAATGATGATAATGATCAAATAGACATAAATTCTGTTTCACTGGAAATTGGAAATCTGTCTAATGTAAATATAGATATAAATTCGTCTGTTTTCATTCAGAGTGAGAATATAGAAGAAAATTTCAAAGAAGATATTATTGAAGATCTTCATGATAGCTATGTATCAGCTATGACAAACAAAAATTTAATTAACAATAGGAAAACTAAAAGTGAAACTGGCGATGTAGGTATGTATTTTCCATAAATTTAAAACAAAACTTGCCC